GCGCGATCTCGCGGTGTCGCTGGAGCGCGGCGACATCAACCAGATGTCGTTCGGGTTCTGGATCACCGCCGACGGGTGGGCGGGCAACGTCCACGAGGTCTACGGCATCGACCTCGACGGCGGAGACGTCTCCGTCGTCACCTATCCCGCGTTCGCGCAGACCTCGGCCGAGCTCCGCTCCGCCGCCGCCGCGCACCTGACGCCGCCGGCGACGCCCGAGGCCCTGACGCGGGCCCTGGCCGAGCTGCGCGCGGGGAAGGTCCTGTCGGCCGCGAACCAACGGCTCGTGCAGGACGCCATCGACGCCCTGGCCGCGCTCATCGACGCCGCCGAACGCGGCACCGAACTCCCGCCGAACACGCCCACCGGCTATCCGGTCGAGCGTGCCCGGCACCGGCTGCACGAACTCGAACTGCTCTCAGCCCTGTAACCCCCTTGTCGACAACAGAAGGAGGCCGGTCATGGCCATCGGTTCCGGACCTGTCAGCGCCCGGCGGGCGACCGCCGCCGAGTGGACCGCGGCGAACCCCGTGCTCGCCGCGGGCGAGGTCGGTCACGAGCGCGACACCCGCAAGTCCAAGCAGGGCAACGGCGTCCTGGCGTGGAACAGCCTGACGTACCTGGGGGCGCACGTCGCGAACAGCGTCCCCGCCGCGGACGGCACCTCGGCCGGCACCCAGCTCAACGCGCTCCTGGTCTCCCTGCGCGCGGCCGGCGTCATCGCGTCGTCCTGACGCCTCACCCACCCGGCCACGGCCACCACCACCATGTTCAACCTCATGAAGGAGTCACCATGCCCACGAGCGTGGAGCTGCGCCAGCAGCGGGCCGGCGTCGTCGAGTCGATGCGGGCCATCACCGAGACCGCCGAGGCGGCGAACCGCGGCCTGGAGGCGGAAGAGCGCGTCGCCTACGAGCGGCACGACACGGAGTTCGGGACGCTGACCGAGCGCATCGACCGCCAGGAGGCCGACGAGCGGCGCGCGGCCGAACTCGCCCGCCCCATCGGCGCGGGCGCCGGCGGCGACGACGGGGCGCGGCGCAACGACGCCGGCGACCGGGAGCGCCGCGACGCGTTCTTCCTCGCGCTGCGGCGGGGGCTCTCGCGCATGAGCCCCGAGCAGCGTGCCCTGGTGGAGAACACCGCCGGGGAGATCCTCGTGCCCGAGGACCTGGAGGCCGAGATCGTGCGGTCGCTGCCGGAGCTGACCGTCGTGCGTGGCATGGCGGGGCAGCGTTCCACCTCCTCCAGCCGGATCCGGCGCCGCAGCATGGACGAGGTCGCCGTCGGGTGGGGCCGGCTGGAGACGGGTGGGCAGACGCTCTCCGACTCCATGCCGTCCACCCCGACCGAGGAGTTCACCTACGTCGAGGACCTGTACGGGCTCGCGAAGGTCGGCGAGGACGAACTCGACGACACCGACGTCAACCTCGAGTCGTTCATCCGGGACAGTTTCGCCCGGGCGATCGCCGAGGCCGAGGACACCGCGTTCACCATCGGCACCGGCCACGGCGCGCAGCAGCCCACCGGGTTCATGACCGTCGCCGGCGGCGTCCCCGTGGTGCAGGCCGCCACCGGGAACACCGCCGTCAAGGTCGACCAGCTCAAGGCGCTCGTGTACGCGGTGCCCGCGCAGTACCGCCGCGCGGCCCGGTTCGCGATGGCGTCCTCGACCGAGCTCGCGCTGTCGCTGCTGCGCGACGGCGGCAGCACCGGCCCCTACCTGTGGCAGCCCTCCACGCAGGCCGGGCGGCCGAACACGTTCCTGGGGTACGCGATCGAGAACCAGGAGGACATCGCCGCGCCGGCCGCGTCCGCGAAGGTCGCGATCTTCGGGGACTTCCAGGCCGGGTACCGCATCTACGACCGCGCCGGCATGACCGTCAAGGTCCTCGACCAGCTCTACGCCGAGGACGGCATGATCGGCTGGAAGATCCGCCACCGGGTCGGCGGCGACGTCGTGCGCCCGCAGGCCCTGCGGATCCTGCAGCTCTCGGCCACGTGATGCGCATCCGCATCACGGCGCTCACGTCCGTGTCCGACGGCGCCGGCGGCCGGTACGAATCCGGCGCGCTGGCCGACGTCGACGACGCGCTCGCCGCGGCCTGGATCGCCGCCGGCCACGCCGAGCGGATCGAGCCCACCGAACCGGAGCCCGGACCACCCGAGCGGGCGG